CCCAGCCGCCTTCGCGAGTAAAACCGCGCCTTGACCCCGGCCCCACGCTTGCGGCGTGACCACCCCACGCCCGTTCACCGTGCCGCACTTCCGGGCGTGGTGCGCAGAACTCGTCCTGGACAACGACAAGCCGTGGATCTTGGAGCCGTTCCAGGCACGATTCGCCAAGGATGTGTTCTCCGGGTTCCTCGAGAACTGGCTGGTGATCCCGGAGGGCAATGCCAAGACCACCTTCGCCGGGGGGTTGGTTCTGTACCACGCCCAGTTTCGGCGCGGGGCGCGGGTTCCCGTTGCTGCTTCCTCGAGGGACCAGGCCGAGTGGTTGTACCAGGCTGCGGCGGGGTTCGTGGAACGCTCGCCGGCTATCGAAAAGCTGTTCAAGTGCCAGGAGGGCTACCGGCGCATCCGGTGTGACTCGATGAGCTCCCGCGTGCAGATCTTCGCCGCCGACGATCGGACGGGGGACGGGGTTATCCCCACCCTGTGCGTCTTGGAAGAGCTCCACCGGCACCGGGATCTCAGCCTGTACCGGACGTGGCGGGGCAAGCTCGAGAAGCGGGGGGGCCAGCTCATCGCCATCTCCACCGCCGGGGAGCCTGAGGGGGAGTTCGAGGCCGTCCGCAAGCGCATCCGCGACGACGCCTCGGATTCCGTGCGTACAGGCTCGTTCCTCCGCGCCGCTTCTGCGACCACGGTGCTGCACGAGTACGCCGTCGCCGACGATGAGGACCCGAACGACCTCAAGGTGGTCAAGCACGCCAACCCCTTGAAGTCCATCACGATCCCGCAACTGAAGCGCAAGCAGGCTTCGCCCTCGATGGTGCCGTCCCATTGGCGACGGTTCGTGTGCGGGATGCCGGCGCGGATGGACGAGTGGATCGCACCGGCGGCGTGGGACGGGTTGAAGGTCGATGTGGGAGGGCTGCGGGATGGGGAGCGGGTCATCCTCGGGTTGAGGGTTGGGCAGGGCGCCGGGATCGGCATCGTCGCGCCGCGAGACGACGAGCGGGTCGCGGTGGGGGTCCGGTTCCTCCCTGCCACCGATGGGGGACGGGTGGCGTTTCACCGGATCGAAGAGGCTCTGTTGGAGCTGAACGAACGCTACGAGGTCCTCGAGGTCGATTACGACCCCAAGTTCTCCGCCGGCGAGGTCTTGACCGAGACCTTGCCGATGGTCGGCGTGCCCCAGAGCCCCTCGCGACTTGCCGTAGCCACGGCGACGTTCTGGCGGCTGGTCTCGGCGGGGCTGTTGATGCACGACGGCGATGCCGAGCTCCGCCGGCAGGTCTTGGCGGGGCGGACGAAGGAGACCCTCGAGGGCTGGCGCCTGGACCCGACCCCGGACACCGCGGCCTTAGTGGCGTTGGCGATGGCGTGTCACGAGGCCTCCAAGAACATCGCGCCGCCGCCGCTCGTCGTGCTGCCGGGTGAGGTGGCCTGATGGCGTGGTTCAAGCGCATGCAGGCCGAGCCCGATCTCGCCTTCACGATCGACGTGCCGCCCGAGATGACCCAAGGGATGACCGCTGGCGGGGCGCTCGCCGCACGCATCTCCCGCCGCGAAGCACTGCAGGTGCCGGCGGTCCTGCGTTCCCGGAATCTCATCGCGGGGTCCTTGGCACACCTACCGATGCACATCCGCGACTCGAACCACCGCATCGCCACCCCGACGACCCTGGTGGACCAGATCGACCCGGATATCCCCAACGTCGTCACGCTCGCCGAGACGTATGAGGATCTGTTGTTCGAAGCCGTCTCTTGGTGGCGGGTCACCGAACGCGGCTGGCACGGCTACCCGACCTTCGCCGAGCACATCCCCCCAGACCGGGTGTTCGTCGGGAGCTGGACGCTGCCGGTGGACCAGCCGGGCACGAGCCTCGGCCCGATGCGTGTCTACATCGACGGCGTCCCCGTCCCCGACGATCAGGTCATCCGGTTCGACTCGCCCAACCCCCCGCTGTTGGTTCATGCGGCCAGAGCGATCCGCACCTGCCTGGCGCTGGACATGACCGCTTCGAGCTACTCGGGCACCCCGGTGCCGCTGGGCTACTTCACCCCTCGAGAAGGGCTGCATCCGAAGGAGGACCCGGTGGAGATCGAGGCCATGCTGTCGAAGTGGGAGGCGGCCCGCAAGCGTAGGGTCTGGGGCTACATCGGGTCGGCGTGGGAAGCCAAGCAGATGGCGTTCAACGCCGAACAGATCCAGCTCGCCGAGCAGCGCCAACACGCCGTCTTGGAGATCGCACGAGCCTGCGGGGTCGATCCCGAAGACCTCGGTGTCTCCACGACCTCGCGGACCTACCAGAACTCCGAACAACGCCGCCTGGACTTCCTGGACTTCACGCTTGCTCCGTATCGGGCTGCCGTTGAGACCCGCCTGTCGATGCGCGACATCCTGCCGCGTGGCTACGAGACGAAGGTGAACATGGACGGGTTCCTGCGTGCGGACACGAAGACCCGCATGGACACCTACAAGGTCGGGCTCGAGGTGGGTGCCTACACGAAGGACGAGATCCGCGACCTCGAGGACCGTCCACCACTCACCCCGGCGCAGCGTGCGGCGTCGGAGCCCGCGCCCGCGATCCCGCCGGCCGTCCCGGTGACGAACGGGAAGGTTCCGTGACGCCGCCTCTACCGTCAGCCGCGAAGGAGATGACGCCTTGACCGACGAACTTGAGCTTCAGGACTCCCACGACACCGTGGAGGGTCTGACGTTCGACGAACCAGAGGTCACGGCAGCGTTCCGAGTCAACGAAGAGCGACGGACGATCTCCGGTCTGCTCGTGCCGTGGGGCAAGGTAGCGAAGTCCGGGTTCGCGAAGTGGAGCTTCTCGCCAGGGTCGCTTCGCTGGGCAGACGTGAGCCGGATCAAGCTCAACCTCAGCCACGATCACAAGGAGGCGGTCGCCTACGCGACCCGGTTGCAGAACACCGCAGCGGGTCTCGACGGCACGTTCAAGGTCGCCAGGGGAGAAGAGGGAGACAAGGCCCTCTCTCTCGCACAGGACCGCGTCCTCGACGGCTTCTCGATCGAGGTGGACTTCGAGGACGAAGACGGCTGGCATCCCGATCCCACCGACGAATCGGTGAACCTGGTCGATCAAGGTCGGCTGATGGGGGTGGCCTTGACGGGCTTCCCGGCGTTCGACGATGCACGGGTAGCTGCAGTGGCCGCGACACGAGCGAAAGGAACAACGATGGAGAACGAGAAGGCGACCGTGGCCGCAGAGGCCGACGAGTCGACGTTGGCCTTCGACCAGGCGATGGGCAAGCTGGCCGAGAAGATCACGGACTCACAACTCAAGCTGAACCAGGAGCTCGCTCAGTCCGTCGGCGAGTCGATCTCCGAGGGCGTGAAGGTCGCGCTCGAGAACATCGGCGACCCGCAGCGCGGCTCGGTGAAGGCGGCGAGGTACACGGTCACCCGCGAGGAGCCCATCTACCGCTTCGACGGTTCCGGGCACTCGATGGTCCGTGACGCCTGGTCGGCGGCCACGGCGCACGACGAGGACGCGATCGATCGTCTGCGCAAGTACCGCCGGCAGACCGAGGAAGTGGCGACGCTGGTCCACCAGAACTTCGGTTCGGTGGGCGGGCTGCAGTTCGCGCCGCAGACCACGACCTCGGCCTCCAACATCATCCCGCCGGGCTACCGGCCCGAGCTCTACGTGCCGCAGCTCCAGCAGGAGCGCCCGATCGTGAGCGCGGCGTCGCAGGGGACAATCACGAACGCCGCGCCGTTTACCGTCCCGGTGTTCGGTTCCTCCACGTCGGTCTCCGCTGACCACGTGGAAGGTACGAACCCCTCGGACGGCTCGGTGGCGTTCGCGACCAAGACAGTGACCCCGCAGGCCATCTCGGGCCGGCTGGTGCTCACCCGTGAGCTGGTGGACTCGTCGAACCCGGCGATCGACCAGATCGCGCTCGCGACGATGCGGGAGTCCTACAACCGCCAGACCGAGGTGAAGGCGTACACGCTGCTCAACGGTGCCAACGGCGCCGGCGGCACGATCACGTCGGGCTTCGTTCCGTCGGGGGCGCAGGCCGTCACGGTCGCCAGGGGCACGGACAACCAGGCCCTCGTGACGCAGATCCGCGTCTCGCTGGCCGCGTACCCCTTCGCTCGGTTCGCCTCGCCGACGGTCGGACTCATGGGTGCGACCGCCACGGGGTATCTGGCCGCCGCGTTGGACACCACCAAGCGGCCGCTGTTCCCGTACATCGGACAGACCAACTCCATCGGCTCCGGCAACTCGGTCACGCAGGGCTGGAACGTGGACGGCCTGAACTTCATCCCGGCCTGGGCGAACACCGGCGTGGCTGCAGGAGACTCGCAGATCATGATCATCAAGCAGTCCGACTTCTGGGTCTGGGAGTCGCCGCTGCTGAGTTTCCGCTTCGAGGAGAAGCAGGGACCGGCGAACATCGAGCTCAACATCTTCGGGTACTTCGGTACCCACCTGTTGCGCCCGGTCGGCCTGTCCGGGATCCGGATCACCTAACACGAGTTCGGAGGGGAGGGGCTTCGGCCCCTCCCTACCGGAAGGGGGAACGGACATGGCAGCATTGACCACACAGGTGCTCACGGGGGGCGTCATCACCTCGGGCTCCGGTGCGATCACGACGGTGGCTCCCACCGCTGGTGGAGACACCGGTGAGACCGGAGCCTCATCGGCGGGGTGGGTCAACTCCCCCACGTTCCTGTGGGTCGTCGTTGGCGCGACCGCAACCACGATCACGATCAACGGCACCGCGTACGGACCGTACACGTCCAACAACGTGCTGCTCCCGATCCCGCCCTCCTCCTCCGCAGGGGCGAGGGTCAACATCACCTACAGCCAGGTCGTCAACGTCACCGGCGTTGCCGTGCTCAGGCTCGGTCCGGCGTTCACCGGCGTCACATTCGGAACCTAGGAGGAACACATGGCAGCGATCACGGTGGCAGCGAAGGGCGGCGCGATGACCATGGCGTCAGCATCCGGTGGCGGAGATACCGTCGCAGGGACCGGCACGAACGCGGGGGGCTGGCAGTCTCCGGGCACCCCGGTACTCGTCGCCACCGTGGGCGCCAACTCCACGGTCATCACGATCGACGGGGTAGCGCAGCCCGCGTTCATCTCGGGGACCGCGGTGTATCCGCTGCCCGCAGGGGTCTATCCGCGCTCCATCGCGGTCACCTATAGCCAGGTGACGGGCCTGACCGTCGGGGCGGCGGTGCTCTAGATGGCCGAGGAGCGATTCGACGAGAACGACGAGGGCTACTACGTCCAGCACGGGGACGTTCGCGAATGGAAGTGGAAGCCGAAGGCCGAGCCCGAGTCGGTGACTGAGGCTGAGCCGGAGATCGAGCCGGAGCTCGAGACCGGCACCGGTCCCTACGAGGGCCGCACCGTCGTGCAGCTCAAGGCGCTCGCGAAGGAGCGGGAGGTCGTGGGCTTTTCCACGATGAACAAGGACGAGCTCATCGAAGCTCTGAGGGGCGACTGATGGCGAAGGACGACACACTGCGGCGAGGCAAGCCTGAGACGCGCTCCAACTTCGAGCGGGCGAAGGACGACTTCGACAAGGCCAAGGGCGAGACCCGCGTGAGCCAGCGAGTGGACACCGCGCCGGGTTGTCCGAGCTGTGGTGCCCCGATGACGCTCACGAAGTCCTACAAGGGCGAGCAGTCCTACCGCTTCACGGGGACCTGCTCGGCCAACTCCGATCACAACATCGAACGCTACGGCTGGTACTCGACGGAGGAGACGAACTAGTGGCAACCGCCCAGGTCTACGGCAAGCTCCCCGCCAATATGTTCGGCGGCGAAGCCTCGGGTGACGCCGGGCAGATGGACTACCTGTCCGACACGCTTCGGATGACGCTGCACACCAACACGTACTCCCCGAACATCGACACGAACGAAGCGTTCGCCGACGCCACCAACGAGCTGTCCACGGCCTCGGGCTACACCGCCAACGGCATCGCCATCGCCGGCAAGACCGTGAGTTACAACGCGACCGGCAACATCACGACGTTCGACATGGACGACACCACGGTCACGTGGACGGCCTCGGGCGGCACGCTCACGTTCCAGTACGCCGTGCTCCACGACGACACGGTGTCCACCGGCCCGCCCGCGAAGCCGCTGATCCTCTACATCGACACCGGTGCCCAGTCCATCACCACAGGTAACACGTTCCTCATCACAACAGGCGCCAACGGCCTGTTCCAAGCCACCGTGACGTAGGGAGCTGACGATACATGGCAGATGGGATCTTCTACGTCGACACTCGCCAGCCGTGGATCACGGCCGACCAGACCGGTGTCACCCTCGCCACGACCCAGAAGACGCTGTGGGCAGTGGGTGCTTCCTCGCCCACCATCCTGCCGGCGAACTACTGGACGGTGGGCAAGACCATCCGGCTGTACGCCAACCTGAAGTGGACCGCCGTGGCGAACACCAACGGCATCACGATCGGGATGTGCTACGGCGCGGCGGACGCCCCGGCCTGCAACGTCGTGTCCACCGCCATGACCCCGGTATCGGGTACCTCCACCTTCGACGTGATCGTGATGGGCTACGCCACCTGCCGCTCGATCGGCACCGCAGGAACCCTGTCGATGTGGGGCGTGTCCCACCTGCCGGTGGGTCTTTCGGTGAACGGTCCCGGCACCTTCCCCTCGGCGGGTGTGACGGTCGTGTCCACGATCGACACCACGGTCGGGACGAACGCGCTGAGCTTCCAGGCGGCGCGTGCGACCGCAGCCGGAGATACGGTCGTCGCCACCTCCATCATCATGGAGGCAATGAACTGATGTGGCTGAGGAGCGTGTCCGCTCACTAGCCGAGGCCGAGCAGCACGTCCGTTCGCTGACGGTTCGTGTGGGCGAGCTCGAGCGCATCGTCTCCGACCACGCCCAGCGGTTCTCGACGCTGCAGACCGTCCCCCCCAAGCGGTTCCTGTTCT